ATCTAGAGATTATTACAAACCAATATCTTTAGAGTGGCTAGAAATCTACAACGACACAATAACCACGGACGCTAAGGTTGGTGTTAGTGTATTCTACAACACTGGATCATTAAGGCTAATAAATTTAATTGTACATGATGTAAATACAACAAGATATGGAACGTCTAATAGTACGGGAATATATACCAACACAAGTATAACAAATGTTGACATTCTTAATTGTTTAGTATATAATATATATAATGATATTAATTCCACTGGAGCAACTTACGGAATAACATCGGCTGGTAATACTTCTCAATACTATAGACTACTTAATAACACCATATACAATGTTACAACTATTGGTACTGGGGACGGCATTGGAGTTACCGTTCCAGATCAAGCGAATGATTCTATAAGAAATAATATTGTTATTGGCTGCACAACAAAAGATTTTAATACAACTTCTTATACCAACGTGACAGCCAGTAACAACATGTCTTCTGACGGAACCGCCTCTGGCACAGGCTCAAAAACAAATCAACCAGCCTCAAGGCAATTTGTATCGACCCTCTCAGGGTCGGAAGACTTACACCTCATATTCAAATCAGCCGCCATCGACGCTGGCGTAGATTTAGGAACAACGCCCGATGGTGTTCAGTACGACATCAACGGCAAGGACAGAGATACAGAAAATAGTATTTGGGATATTGGCGCACATGAGTATGGCGACAATGTTGTATTTGGACTTTTTAGAGTATAGGAGAAAGATATGGAAATGCATCCAGATGAATTAGCAAGAATGAAAATGCTTGACCAAAGCAGAGTCACATCTTCCCTTCCGGGAAATATTAAACCTTGGAACGGCCACCCTGTGCCAGTTAAAAAACTAGACCCAGCGGCCACACTTCCAACTAAAGCAAATAGCACAGATGCGGGCTATGATCTCTATGCTCTTGAGGACTGTGAGATTGGGGCTAACAACCATAAATTAATTAAAACAGGTATTTCTATGGCAATTCCCAAAGGTTATGTGGGGCTTATCTGGCCGCGCTCTGGGCTTGCCTACAAACATGGTCTTGACGTATTCGCAGGAGTAATAGATGCTGGATATAGAGGTGATGTTGGCGTGCTTCTTTATAACTCGCGCCTAGAACATTATAAAATAACTAAAGGTGACAGGATAGCTCAAATACTATTTCAAAAAATTGAGGACTTTGATTTAGTAGAGGTAGATAACTTAGACGATAGTGAAAGAGGAGTAGGAGGGTTTGGTAGTTCTGGTACATAACATCTAATATAAGGTAAACTACATGTCTAAAAAAAGAACCAGAAGAGAAATAGAAAACTCACCACAAAAAGTTAAAGCTGTAGAGGCTAAAACAAATAATCAAAAAGAGTATATACGATCTATTATAGATAATGACGTTATATTTTGTACTGGGCCGTCTGGCTGTGGTAAATCTTTTATTGCTTCTGGTATTGCTGCCGAGCATTTACACCGTGGAGACATAGAACAAGTCATTGTAACTCGTCCGCTGGTATGCACCGGTAAAGAGATAGGGTCGCTTCCGGGTGAACTTCTCGACAAGATAGCGCCCTATCTCTTGCCAATGCAAGAAAATTTCAAGTTTTTCCTTGGAAGAGCGTACTATGGACACTATTATAATGAGGGGAAGATTAGGTATGCGCCACTTGAAGTGATGCGTGGATCTACCTTCCATAACTCGTATATGATTTTGGACGAGGCGCAAAACTGTACGTGGGAACAAATTAAAATGTTTATAACACGTATGGGTCAAGGTAGTAAGGTTATCATTAATGGTGACATACGACAAACTGACCTTAGCAGACAAAGTGGACTTGAACAAATAATTGAAAAGCTAGGGGACATTGATGGTGTCGGACTTTGCCGACTAGGATATAGTGATATCCAAAGGAATGGGATTTTAGGACGAATACTTAACGCGCTGGAGAACTAATGCCTATTTATGATTATGAATGTAAAAGCTGTGGAGCGCAACTTAGTGATGTGTTTCAAAAGGTTACAGACCCAGAACTAACTAAATGTGAAGAGTGTAACTCAGACTCTTTATACAGAGTGGTCACTGGTGGCATCCACAGCTTTATGGCGGGAAGTAATACAATAGGAAGTATTGCGGACAGGAATACAAGGATTAATAAAAATCAGATTAACGAGATGGAAGCCAGAAAAAGAGAGGCCAACCCAACTCCAGAAAAACCTTGGTATCAAACCCAAGGTAATAAATCTATGAAGGATATAAATAAAATGACGGACAAGCAAAAAGCTAAATATATTATGGAGGGAGATTGATGGACTTTACTGTAAGTGGAAAAAACCCCACAAAAGAATATGTATATCTTAACAAGAATGGCAAAGTTATAGAGAACGATAGGGATAAAGTTTATGCTCAAGTGTTAGTTGAGGGCGAACGAGAAACTCACTACATCGTTACCTATCAAAACTCACCACTAGACCCAATGGGTAGATATCAAAAAAGACAAGCATATCTTGAAACCAAAATGACAAAGGTCGCTAAGAAAACCTTTGATTACTACATTACTTATTTACAAACTAACAATTCTATTTATTTAACCAGAACCAATAGGAGTTATCAGAATGGCTAAGACTGGACCTTTAGGAGATGTGGAAAAATTTTATCTTGAAAATAAACATCAGGAATTTACAATAGAACAACTTGCTAAAAAATTAAATAGACCAAAAGCTACAGTAGAAAAGTATGTAGAAAAAGCAAAGTCAGAAAGAGTTCACACTCAAGAAGAAAAACCAAATCTATTTGCTTCTCATAGAGGGTCAACCGTTATGACTCAAGCAGCATCAGAACTTGGGGATGAAATCAGGAAACAAAATAGGGATAGGAAACCGAGCGCAAAATGCACGACGAACATCAGATAACTGACAAGAAGAAGTGGTCAGAAGTATTCAGAACAAATGTAAGAGCTACATGGCTTATTGTAACCCTAAAAGATGGTACTGAATATTTTATTGACAACACTAATCGTTGGCATGAACTAAAAAGATATTGTGATAATAACAAAGTCTTTTTAAGTAAATTATCTATTCAGTTTAAATCTCACAGAGAAAGAATTGACATAACAAATATTGATGGTATATACTTTGCTAAGTCCGTTGTTGGTATGCTTGGCGCAGAGAGCAAACAGACGTACACTATTGGTAAAATTAAAGATGGTATTGTTCATAAAACATTGTGGCTTATACCTGAATTGATTGTTGAAAAGGAATATGATGACTATGAATCAGGTTGTTTTGAAGAATCCATTATCTATGACCAAGAGAAAAAGAACTGAGAAAAGCAAGTACAAACACCAGTCTACTGGTGATCACTGTACGTGCGCCGCTTATTTAGCAGAAATGATGTGTCTGAGGCTCGCGGAGCATAAAAACGAAGGCAATTTAACTTACAAGTTTTGGAACAAGAAACCTTGGGACTGGACTTTTAAGCAACAGCTATTCACTGCTAACACTCTTATTAAAAAGTATGGGGAATTGGCCGTCATAAGGGCGGTCAACTCTCCGTATTTATCTAAAGTATTCTCTCTAAAGAATAAAAGAGTTGAGCCAGAAATCAAAAGGCAATTAAAACTCATTGAAGATAATAAAGATAAAAAACAAGAGCTAGATATAAAAGAAGAGCCAAAGACGAGAAAGAAGACATACGGTAAGAAATCTAAATTAAATAAGTTGAGAGGATTAAATGGCAAAAAAGAAAGCGAAGGCTAAGTTTGACGATGATATTGTAAGCAATCAAATCATTGGAAAGTATGGCGACATTGTAGAGCAAGGCACAAAAGTTCTTGCTGACTTACAAAACTTTAAGACTATTGGTATTTCACCAGCACTAGATTTGGCGACTGGCGGTGGTCTTAGAGAGGGTAGTGTTGTTGTTATGACTGGCGACCCTAAAACTGGTAAAACAACTACATCACTTTACTTTGCGGCAAAAGCACAAGCCGCAGGCAAGAATGTATTTTACTTTAACACTGAGGGTAGACTTACTAAAGAAAACTTTACAGGTATTAAAGGTCTTGATGCTAGTAAAATTAAAGTTATTCAGGCGACAGATAATCAGCCAGTTGTATCTGCTGAGACTTTTCTAAATGCTATTGAGACATACGTTAAGAACACTCCAGACTTTGTGGCGATCATTGACTCTGTATCCAATATGGTTCCACAGGACGAACTTGACGGCGATGTTAGAGGTGGCGTTAGAGCGCAACTACCTAGACTACTATCCATGTTCTTTAAACGTATTAGTAATGATGTAGCAAGAACTAAGGCTATACTTATTTTTATTACTCATAATATTGCTAACACTGGTGGATCAAGATGGTCGCCCGCAAAACTTGCCGACTGTGGTAACATGCTTCAGTATCAAGCTGGTACTAATATGGTGATTACACACAGAGGTAAATGGGAAGAGACTGACGCTTCTGGTAACGATGTTGGTCAAGTGGCTAACTGGGTGATTAAAACATCTGCCGCTGGTGGTAGACCAAACTCTAACGCCGTATCTTACATTAGATATGGAACTGGTATTGATGAGGTTAGAGAACTTTGTGAAATCGCAAATGAGCTAACTTTTATTAAACAAGCTGGCGCTTGGTATACGATAACTACAGCTATAGACAACCAAAAAGATCCAGCAATTCAAGCTCTGTTGACTAAAAACGATGTTGATGTAAACGATGCTGAAGCTGTAGAAAAATTCTTTAAGTTCCAAGGTATGTCAAAACTTGGTGACTTTATTGAACAAAACGCGGAGATTCAACAATTTTTATACGAAGAAATAAGAAACGTGCTATGAAAGTCGTAGGTCTTAACGGTCGTGAATACAATTTAAATTTAAATAAATATATTATAAAAAAGGATGACAAGACTGTTAAATCAAAGTATCATTTAGCAGCCAGAGAGTTGCTACATGAAATGTTTTCAGGTTACACGATTCTTGAAGAAGTCAAACTACCGGGATCAAGAGATCCAGCTAAAAAGTCCACATTATTTCTAGACTTTTTTATTCCCAACTTACAGCTTGGGATTGAAGTCCACGGACGACAGCACTATGAGTTCTGTAAGTTTTTTCATAAAACCAAAGCTGGGTTCTTGACTTCGGTTAAGAGAGACTTTATAAAAGAAGACTGGTGTGAGCTAAACGGTATTGACTTGATAGTTCTTAAATATTCAGATAGCATAGACGATTGGAGAAATCAAATTGACAGCCGCTGAAAGACTTAAACAATTCTTAGACGGTATTGAGACGTATATTACTGGTAAGAATATAACACCTACAAAATTTAACGCAGAGTTTGCTTTAGCGGAGACACTTTCGTTAGAGGACTTAGAACGCTTAACTCAAGATGAATGTTTTGGTCATGCGTATCAACTTATGCAATATGTAGATCACGTTGGAACAGAGCGCGCCCACTGTGAGAATGTTATTCGCTGGTGTGAAAACTCCCTACAGAGTATCATATCAGAACAGCTAGCAAGTGGCGTGTGGGATACATATGCTAAACACGAAACTAAAGTTGCTACTATTCTAAGAAATAACGAACTAGCCAATAAAATTAATGAATGGAAATTAACTGCTCAAGGAAGGCTTGAAAATATTAAGTCTAGAGAGTACAATATAAGAAGAAAGGCAGACATACTTTTTGAAAAAGGTAAAAGGAAATGATAGATAAAGACTTACTTAAAAACTTGACCAACGAGCAGAAACAAGCGCTGCTTGAACAATTGATGGCTAGCTTATCTGAACCAAAACAAGAAGAGGTTGCTGTAGAAGAGCCTCAAGAAACTACAGAGAGTGATAAAACTGATTTTACTATGCATAAATCTGATTCCAAACCTAGAGGAAGGAGAGAACCCGTGAAGTTCAAAAAGAACGCTTGGCAAGATGATGGTCTTGAGTTTTCTGATATGGAGACACCTCAAATCAAGAGGACTCCCAGAAACAGAAAGAAACCACAGAAAGCAAGTGTTGAGTGCCATGTTTGTGGAAGAGAGTTTCAAATAAACTCTAGTTTAGTTTACGGCGAATATCACAGGTGTAACCGATGCGGCGGTAGATAATATGACAAAAATATTGCAAGACCTTGGAGCAGAAAGAGCAGTCCTTGCTGGTCTTTTCGCTTACGGTCTAGAATCATACATTGAAGTTTCCGACATATTAGATCATAACAGCTTTGCTGCGCAGAATAATCAAATCATTTTTAAATGTGTTGAGAAGATTTTTGCCAGTGAAGCTGAAGTTGATATCGCATCTTTTATCTCAGCGGCAGAGCGGCTAGGCTTTGCTGAAACATTTAAAGATAAGAGAGAGCTAAACTATATTAAATCGTTGATGGATTTTCCCGTCAAGCGAGATAATATCATACACTTTTGCGCACAGATTAAAAAGTTTGAACTAGCTAGGAAGATTAAATCGCTGGCTAGTAAAATATCTTATGATGCCGAGCAAATAACTGGCGATGAAGATATTGATGAAATTGTCTCTATCATTGAAAACCCCATTGTAGATTTTCTAAAAGAAGATGATAACAATAAAAGACCAGAAAAGATTGGAGAAGGTGTAGATGAATACATTGAATTCTTACTGGAAAATAAATGTGACCAACTTGGTATTCCAACTGGGTTTGATAGATATGATGCCGCTATTGGTGGTGGCCTTCGTCGCAAATGTGTAGACCTAATTTCCGCTAGACCTAAAGTTGGTAAGTCTGTTTTTGGTGACAATGTTGCCATTAACGTTGCGAAGCAAGGTATTCCAGTTCTGATGCTGGACACCGAGATGAGCAAAGAGGATCATCTCAATAGGATTCTAGCGAGCATTAGCAAGGTTTCAATTAATGATATTTCAACTGGTGCCTTTGAGCATAATGAAGAACAACATATAGCTGTTCAAGATGCCGCTAAACTAATTAAAGAAATACCATACACCTATGCTACTGTAGCTGGTATGCCATTTGAGTCTATCTTAAATGTTATCAAGCGATGGGTGCTACAGGAAGTTGGAACAGATGAAAACGGAAGGACTAATGAATGTTTAGTTGTATATGACTATCTTAAATTGATGTCGTCTACATCTATCACTAATAATATACAAGAGTATCAAGCACTTGGTTTTCAAATCACCAATCTACATAACTTAGCTGTTAAATATGATTTTGCTTGTTTATCTTTTGTTCAGTTGAACAGAGATGGTATCACCAAAGAATCTACAGATGCCGTTAGCGGTTCTGATAGACTTATTTGGCTTTGTACATCATTCTCTATTTTTAAGGAAAAGTCGGCAGAGGAAGCCGCAGAAGATGGTCCGCGAGCAGGCAATAGAAAACTTGTTCCCATTGTCTCACGTCATGGACCGGGTATGCAGGATGGAAACTATATTAATCTGCAAATGAGTGGGCAGCACGCCCTACTTACAGAGCTTAGAACTAGAGATGAACTCGTGGCAACTGGTGGCGCTGACGCAATAGAAGGCGCTGAACTCCCATTTGAGGAAGACAATGAGCTATAAAGCAAAATTCAACGGCGGTCCATTACATGACCAAGAACTATCACTACCCAAAACTCAAGACGTACTAGAGTATACTAAAATATATGATAGTGGATTAAAAACTTTGAGTAAATATCTTCTCCGTAAAGTAAAAGAAGATGTTTTATATTATGATATAATGGAAGAAAGATTTCTTGACTATTCTAAACATATGGAAAGGCATCCACGATGAGCATACCAGCGATATCTATTGCTACTATTTGTTACGTTGCTACAGCGTTTGGTAATCTAAAGCAAAAAGATTATCCGCACGCTTTTGTTTGGTTTTCTTACGCGCTTGCTAATTGTGGACTACTTTGGTATGAGTACAACAAAACAAAAACTTGATTTAGGTAAAGTTAGAGATGCTATCTTTAAAGATATATTCCTACTATTAAACGATCTTGAGTTAGACTACCAAATTAAAAACAATAATGTCTTTATGTCGTGTCCCATTCATCATGGCGATAACGACAACGGTGTGTCTATATCATTATCACACAAGAACTGGCGCTGCTGGACAAGGAGTTGCCACGAAGATAGTAGTACAAATATATTTGGGTTTATACAGTCTGTATTTACAGAAAGAGGTAAAGACTCATCTTTTTCTGATGTCCTAAGATATGTATGTAAACTGTATAATATTAGAGATACAGAACCAAAAAAGGAAAAGGTAGAAGATCCATACGAAGATTTTAGCGAATTTGTAAAAATCTTTAAGGATAATTCGCCACTCAGCCATATAACTACTGAGGATGTAAAAACCTGTGGGAACTCACCCTACTTTGAATCCAGAGGTTTCTACACCAATACTCTTAGACATTTCGGTGTGGAGGACTGTCTAGAGAAAAAGTCAATAATGAAAGATAGGTCTATTGTACCTGTTTATTATAACGGAGAGAAAGTCGGTTTCATAGCTAGAGCTACTAAGTCATGGCAGTCGCCAAAGTATTTGTTTTCTGACGGATTTAAGAAAGCAAACTATTTATATAATTATGATAAAGCATTAGATAGGTCGCTAGAAACCGCCACTCTCTTTCTTGTAGAAGGTCAAGGTGACGTATGGAGAATGTACGAAGCTGGCGTTAGAAACTGTGTAGGGCTATTTGGTAAAGATATATCAAAGAAGCAAAAAGAGTTGCTGCTAAAAAGTGGCGCTACTAAACTTATTGTCTTGACTGATAATGACCAAGCCGGTAGAGAGTCAAAGATAAAAATACAAAGAGAATTATTTCGGTCATTCAATTTAAAGTTCCCAAAGTTTGACGGGAAGGATATTGGTGACATGTCAATAGAGTCAATACAAAATAACATTCTTTCAGATTTAAAGGGTACTTACTGATGATTTTAGGAATTTCTGGCAAAAAACAAGCAGGTAAAACGACTATTGCCAACATTATCCACGGAGAGGTTTTGCTTAAAAACGGTCTCGTTAAAGATTACAATGTTAATGAAAAGGGTAAACTTATTGTTAACACGGTAAATGCCCAAGGCAAAGATGGATGGGGCGAATTTGATATTGAGCGAAAAGACGAACAGTTCGTAGAATATGCTCACTATAATATGTGGCCTTATGTTAAACTCTATAATTTTGCTGACTCACTTAAAGATATGTGCATTAATTTGTTTGGTTTTACTTACGACCAAGCCTATGGAACAAACGAACAAAAGAATGAAAAGGTAAAACATTTACTATGGAGTAACATGCCTAGAGGTAAAGTTAATAAAAAATCTCCAAAAGGTGAAATGTCTGCCCGTGAATTTATGCAATTCTTTGGCACAGAAGTTATGCGAAAAATGCACGATGATGTATGGGCTAATGCCTGTCTGAATAAAATTATTAAAGAGGGTAGTGATCTCGCTATTATAGCAGATGTAAGATTCCCAAATGAAGTTGAAGCAATCACCAAAGCTGGTGGTAAAGTGTTGAGATTGGAAAGGAATGTTCACGAGGATGACCATGATAGTGAGACCGCCCTAGATGCGGACAATTACGATCATAGTAATTTTTGGCATGTGCTTGACAATAGAGAGATTGGTATCGGGGAAACGATAACTGAAATTAGATCTCTATTGGAGAAAGTTTAATGATTGTTACTTATATCAGATCGTCTAGTTATAATAACTACGACTTCTGTCAAATGCAGTATTTCCTAACATATGTTTTAGGTCATAGGTCAGACAGCAATAAAAAAGCTGACATGGGAACTATGGCACACAAGGTTATGGAGATATTAGCAGGTCTAAAGAAATTCCAACAAGATAATCCCCGTAAAAAATATCTAGAAATTGTAGATGATAAATGTGGGAAAATCAGAGTTAGCAAAGACAGGCTGTATTTAGACGACTTTGTAAACGAAATGTGTGAGTTAGCCGTTGACGCATACGCTAGCGACTCTATACATAAGTTTTATCCAGCAGACAGAAAGGTTGTTGTCGAGACTGTATTTACATTTCTGACTCACTCAGACGGAATGTTTGATCCACGGCAAAGGACAATTTACCACCCAGAAGCTCAGTTTGACATCCCTATTGAGGAAGATTGGGCTAAATTTGAGTACGAAATTGACGGCAAAAAAGTTTCTGGACAATTAGCAATCAAGGGAACTATTGACTTGACAACTCTAATTGCCGATGATACTATTGAGGTTATTGACTGGAAGACTGGCCGCAGGATGGACTGGACGACTGGTGAAGTAAAAGATTACAAGAAATTAGAGAAAGATGCTCAACTATTATTATATTTCTATGCGATATCTAAACTATATAAAGATTTCCCTAATAGAATTATGAGTATTTTCTTTTATAAAGATAAGGATGGTAAGGTTGACCCCATGCCATTCAGCATTTGTTTGGGACCAGAAGATGAAAAAAGGTTCCTAAAAATGCTCAGAAAGCGGTTTGAGGAAATAAGAGATAATGTATTACCCCAACCGCTAAGATCGGACAGATCTAGTTTTAAATGTCAAAAGCTATGTCACTTCTATAAGAATAACTGGGAAGGGACAGACGAGAAAATGTGTATATTTATAGAGAAGAAGTTAAAAAAGGATGGAATGGAAAAGACCATCCAAGACTGTACTAAAGACGGTTTTTCAATTGGTTATTACGAAGCTCCGGGTTAAAGGGAATAACATGTTTAATCATATTCATATTGGTCGTAGAGCATTTCTACAGACAAGTCTTTTCGCCGCCGCTGGCACTCAGTTTGCTCTTGGCGAGCAGAAATACTATGAAAGCATTGAAGGTCAGGCTAAAAGCACTATTTTTATCTACCTTCCTGGTGGAATTTCCGCTCAGGAGTCGTTTGACCCTAAAACCGTAGCGCCACTAGAATATCGTGGTTCTATGAGTGCGATCAATACAAATGTTGCTGGGATTCAAATTAACGAAAGATTCCCAAAAACTGCTCAGGTTATGGATAAACTTACGATCATAAGGAGTATGACACATGGAGAAGCTGCTCACGAACGAGGAACAAACAGTGTTTTCACGGGTTACAAGCCTAGTCCTGCACTCAGCTACCCTTCTATTGGTTCCGTTGTTTCTCATGAGTTCGGTTCCAGGAATAATCTTCCAGCTTATATTTGCGTACCAGAACGACCCAATGAGTTTGCGGGAACAGGATATCTAAGTAACGCCTACGCTCCATTTGCGCTAGGTTCCGATCCTGCTTCCGATGGGTTTAAAGTTAGAGATTTGTCTATAAATATTACAGATGAACACTTCACAAGAAGAAGAAATCTGCTAGATATTGTAAATAAGAATATGACAGAGCGCGTAAACTCTGATGCTGTAAAAGCTATGAATACTTTTTATGACAAGGCGTATGACCTTGTTGGTAGCCAGAAGGCACAAGACGCTTTTGATATTGAAAAAGAAAAGCCAGAAGTTCGCGATAGATATGGTCGTAATCAAGCTGGTGCTAGAATGTTAATGTCTAGAAGATTAGTTGAAGCTGGTGCTAGATTTGTGACGATGACCTACGGTGGATGGGATATGCACCAAGACATCTTTAGTGGTATCAATTCACAGGTTCCACCGTTTGACCAAGCGTTTGCCGCTCTTATTCAAGACCTAACAGAACGGGGTTTGCTAGACTCTACACTTGTTTGTGTGATTTCTGAGTTTGGTAGAACCCCAAAGGTGAACAAGGATGCGGGTCGTGACCATTGGCCTAAAGTTTTCAGTTCCATTCTTGCCGGTGGCGGAATCAAGGGCGGAATGACTTACGGTACTACCGATGCCACTGGAACCGAACCAGAAGATAATCCAGTGACAATCCCACACTGGGCAACTACGATTTATCACCAAATGGGAATCAATGCCGATAAAGAACTTATGGCTCCGGGCGATAGACCTATTGAAATTGTAGATTTTGGTGAAGTAATTCAGGATATTATTGCATGATAAACAGAAGACATTTTATAGAACATGTTGGTGGGCTTGCCTCATTATCTACCGCCTCAACTTTATTTGGTCAAAACATAATTGACAACAAGGATACCTTGGTCAAGAATGAAAAGGCCGCAATACTTATCTGGCTTGGCGGTGGTCCACCAACTATTGATATGTGGGATGTAAAGCAAGGGTCTGCTACTGGCGGACCTTCGCGGGCATTGTCTACGACTGGTGAT